TACGGGAACGGGCACCGAGGAACAGGAGAACAGGAGAAGAACAGGAGCGGGAGACTGGACGATCTCCGATTCTGATTTCACGACGGTGGGCGGGGTGGGGTCAACTGCAATAATCGGCCGACAATCGAGTTGACCGATCGCCGGCCAGCCTCCGACGATCATCGCATGACGGTGTCAACCGATCGCAGAACCGCACTCACCGCCGACCGCGCCGCGCTCGTGGCGACGCTCGCTTTGCTGCAAACGAACTACAGCGAGCTCGCGACGAAGAACGTCAAGGAATACACGTTCAATTCTGGCGACGGTTCGCAGGCGGCGAAGCGCGTCACGCTGTCCGAGTTGCGAAAAGAGATCAAGGAAGTCCGCGCGGAAATCGACGCGATCGATCTCGAACTCAATCAAATGTGCGTCGTGCGGATGCAGTCGTCGAGGTGGTGATGTCGAAACCAAACGGAAACGCCGTCGCGAACTGGTTCCGCCGCACGTTCATGGCGTCCGACGCCGCGCCATCCGTCGAGGCATCCCTGCCGATGTCGGGCAGCACGTACAACTTCACCGGCGAGAAGATCCGCGGCGGCCTGCCGTGGTCGGGGATGTCGCCGACACTCGACCACCGCACTCTACAGACGAACGCGCGCGAGCAGATGCACGCGACGCCGATAGCCCGGGCCATGGTGGAGCGGTTTGCGGAGACAGTCGTCGACGACGGCCTGCGCCTCGAGCCGACACCGCCGGCCGCGATCCTCGGCATGGCGCCCGAAGCCGTGAAGCCGTGGTCGCGCGACGTCGCGGATCGGTTCCATCTGTGGGCCAGGTCGAAACAGTGCCACCGCGCCGAGCAGATGACGTTCGCGCAGATCCAATACCTCGCGGAGACGGCGCAGCAGCGCGACGGCGAGTACTTCGTCCGCTACCACTACGACGGATCGAAAAATCGTTTCTCTCCGCTGTCCATGTCGTTCATCGAGCCCGACCAGATCGCCGGCGTCGCGTACACTTCGACACAGGCATACCCGTGGGAGGTCGACGGCATCACGCGCGACGGCAACAACCGCGAGACGGCGTATCAGGTGCGGCTCAAGCGCGGGAACATCTGGTCGACGGAGACGATCCCCGCGCGCCTGCCGAACGGCCGCGTGATGATGATCCACGGGTGGCGCCCCGAGTACGCGTCGCAGTTGCGCGGCTTCTCTCCGCTGTCGCACGCGATACAGGAGTTCGAGCAGCTCACGACGTTCACGGCGGCGCAGATCCAGAAGGCGATCATTCAGTCATCGATCACGATGACGAAAGAGACGGACGCCAGCGCCACGCCGACTACGACGCTCGCGAACATCCTCGGCGGCGCCGCCGTCCCGCTCGCCGCGGGCGAGACGCTCCCCGACGAGGGAGACTATCCCGCGCCGCAGACGGGCATCGGGTACGACCCGCTCGCGTGCCACCTGTCGCCCGGCGGCGTCGGCATCCTCTCGGGCCTCGGCGCCGGCGAGAAACTGAAATCGTTCGAGCACACCGCGCCGTCGGACTCGTTCTCGAGCTTCACCGAGTCGTTCATCTCTCACCTGTCCGCGGCGTCCGGGATGCCGCTCGACGTGCTGCTGCTCAAGTTCAACGCGTCGTACAGCGCCTCGCGCGCGGCGTTGATCATGTTCTGGCGCGTCGCGACGATCTGGCGGTCGGAACTGGAATCCGATTTCCTCAACCCGACGTACGAGGCGTGGCTGTCCGAGGAGATCGCCGCCGGGCGCATCTCGGCGCGCGGATGGCTCGAGCCGGTCATGCGCGCGGCGTGGCTGTCGTGCGACTGGACGGGCTCGACGATGCCCGACATCGACCCGGAGAAGTCGGTGCGCGCGGCCCGCCTGGCCGTCGAGGCGAACATCAGCAACCTCGAGCGCGAGGCGCGGAAGTTCAACGGCAGCGACGCCACGACGAACCGCGGAATCAACGAATCGATCTATCAAGGCATGGTGCCCGCCCCCTGGAAAAACACGAACACACGGGACACCGCAGAATGACACCAACGCACGAGCGCGAAGACGAGACGGCCCGGTTCGGCCTGAACTGGCTGCGCGAGGACATGAACAGCCTCCGCGTGGCGTTCGACGACATGCGCGCCGATGTTGCCCGGACATGCGGCGTCGTCGAGGGGTACGGAAAATCGCTCGACGACCACGTCGCCACCTGCCCCGCGCGTAACAAGAAAATCAGCTCGACGACGATCACGCCGCCCCGCGCCGGTGGCATCGACTGGATCATGGCCGCGCGCATGTGGGCGCCGCTCATCCTCGCGATCATGTTCGGGCTGATTGCGCTCGGCGCGTATTTCGGCGAGTCGGCGACGCTCGAGGCGAAGGTAAAAAAAATCGAGGCCGCGACGAAGGCATTGGAGAGCAGATGAAACACCCGCTCATCATGGAAGAAATCGGCCGGCATTCGTGGGCGTGCACGGAGGCGGCGCTCGACGGCATCCTCCGCGCCGTCGCGTCCGGGCTCGGCCCCGACGACGAAACGATTTTCCACGCGGCGCTCGGCGAGCTCCGCGCGGAGTTCGGCAACCCGGCAGCCGTGTCCGAGTACAACCACGGAGAGAAAATCGGCAACGTTGGCGTGATCCGCGTCGAAGGTCCGATCGTCCCGTACGCCTCGGCGTTCACGCGGGCGTCGGGCGTGACGTCCGTTTCCGGCCTGTCCGCCGATCTCGAGGCGATGGTGTCGGACGCGTCGATCTCCCGCATCGCCATGGTGTTCGACTCCCCCGGCGGCGCGACGACGGGGATCTCCGAGTTCGCGTCGCAGATCGAGGCCGTCGGGAAACCCGTCGTCGGGTACGTGTACGGCATGGCGGCGAGCGCGGCGTACTGGATCGCCAGCGCGTGCGATGAAATCATTTCCGCGAACACCGGCATGGTCGGATCGATCGGCACTGTGATGACGGTGGCGAGCGGGCAGGACGCCGACCGCGTGAAGATTGTGTCGTCGCAGTCCCCGAGAAAGCACGCCGACCCCGCAACGGACGAAGGACGCGCGCACTATCAGGAGATCGTCGACGCCATGTCGGACATCTTCATCGACACCGTCGCGGCGAACCGCAACACCGACCGCGACGACGTGCTCGAGCACTACGGCCGCGGCGGCATGGTGATGGCGGACGCGGCTAAAACGGCCGGGATGATCGACGGCGTGTCGACGTTCCGGTCGTTCATGTCGGAGTTTTCCGCGGCAAATTGGAGCGCGGAAACGATTTCCGAGAAAAAAAACATCAATCGAGTTGACGCATCCGACGCGAGCGACCGACCGTTGAAACACGAGGCAGCGGATGAAGCCGCGCCAGAGGAAAGGAACGAACCGATGAACCTGAACGAATTGCTCGCATCGAACCCCGAGGCCAGGCGCGAGATCGACGAGCTCGTCGCGCAGGCGTGCGGACGCGTCATCGCGGAGCACCGCGAGCGGACGGCCGTCGCTGCGACGGTGGCGTCGTGCGACACGTACGCCCCGGCGATCCGCAACATGGCCGTGCAGGTGCTCGCCGGCACCGCGGAGCCGGCCGCCCTCGCGGGCGCCATGGCCGTGTTCGAGATGCAGAGCGAGAGCAAGAAATCGGCCGAGGCCGCCGCGGCGAGCGCGTCGCTCCCCGAGACCCCGGCGCAGAAAAACGAGAAGCCGTCGAACGACGGCATGATCCGCAACGAGAGCGACTTCCGCGCCGCCGTCGAGCGCGCCAAGGGAAAGAGGTAGAAACATGGGCTGGACTGCCGCACAGGCCGAAACCGATCACTCGAACCTCCCGTTCTTCACGGGCAGCGCGGTGAGCATGATCGACCAGACGCTCCTCCAGGACGCCGGTCGGACCGCCGTGCTCGCCCCCAACACGATCATGGCGCAGATCGCGTCGAGCCGGAAATGGGTTCCGCTGTCGGACTGCGATCCGGCGCCGACCGCCGGCAAGATGAAGTGCGGCGCGTACGGCGCGACGCTGGTCGCGACCGCGGCCGTCACCGCCGGCTCGTTCAAGGTACAGGTCGACGGAGAGGCGGCGCTCGACATCACCGGGCTCAACTTCTCCGAGATCGAGAGCCTGTCCGACACGAGCGCGAGCGCCGTGTGCGGGACGAACGGCGCGAACCTCGTGACGTGGCAGGCCGTCGCGAACGGCGGGTTCGCGATCACGGTCGACGGGACGCTGTGCACCGTCGCGGACGTTTCGTTCGTGACGATCACCGCGCTCAACGAGGTGGCCGAGCGCATCAACACCGCGCTCGCGACGCTGCCGGTCGAGTGCCGGTACAACGTCACCACGAACAAGTACTCCTTCCACTCGCGCACCAAGGGCAAGCTGTCGACGATAACGGCCGTCGCCGCGGGCGGCACGACCGACATCTCCGGCGCCGGCCACCTGAACGGCCTCACCGGGACCGCCGTGCTCACGCAGGGCACCGGCTCCGACGGCTCCGGCCTCACGATGGAAGACGTCATCAACGCGAACGCGACGGTCGCCTCCTCGGGCCTCCGCTGCGTGTGGGACGGCGCGGCCTTCACGTTCATCTCGCCGACCACCGGCGTGAACTCGGCCGTCTCCGTCCTCACGGCGGGCAGCGCGGGCACCGACATCTCCGGCGCGGGCTTCCTGAACGGCCTCGCCGGGACGGGCACCGCGACCGCGGGCACCGGCCTCGACGGCTCGCACCTCCCCGCGGGCATCTACCGCGGATCGAACGTCACCGCCGCCGCGCTCGTCGCGGGCGACGTGACCAGCGCCGACATCATCGTCGGCGGCCCGATCGTCTTCGACGAGACGAACGTCGTGTTCGACTCGACGGGGTCCGTCACCCTGAACACCGTCATCACCTCGCTCGGCGTCACCGTCCGGGCCTACCTCGCGAGTCGGGGTATGTACGCCAAGACGTCGACGCCGGTCGACGCGAACGTGTAAGGAGCGCGAGCCATGGCAAACTACACCGCAACCGCCACGATGGACATCCTCACGAGGTACATGGTCGAGACGCTCGACATGACCAACCTCATCCAGGTGCCGCGCGGCTTCCAGTCGTTCTTCGGCAACCCCGCGACCGGCGGCAAGACGAGGTTCGCGACCGACGCGAAGACCGTCGAGTTCGACGTGCGCGACGGGCAGCAGGGGATCTCGACGCTCATCCACCGCGGCACCGTGTCGCAGCCGCTCAACAAGCCGATGCTCGTCGGCGGCCTGTTCACCTCGTTCAACCGCGCGTTCCCGCTGGCCGAGGAAGAGGGCATCGTCTCCGCGGACCAGATCCTCGAGCGCGCGTTCGGCGAGTCGACGATCTCGACGCTCACGCGGCGCGACCGGATGCGCGAGCTCGCGCTCGACATCGCGAACGAGATGATCCGCCGGGCCGTCCGCACGCAGGAGATCCTCGCGGCGCAGATGATCCGCGTCGGAAAGATGGACACGATCATCGGCACCTCGTCCTCGAACGAGCAGATCGACACCAAGCGCAAGTCGACGCACACGATGAGCCCGTCGGCCACGTGGGCGGCGGCTGGCACGTCGATCCTCACCGACCTCGACAGCGCGATCACGCTCGGCATCCGCGCCGGCTACCAGATCGACGGCGTCGTCGTCGGATCGCTCATCCCGGGCTACGTCTACAACAACACCGAGATCAAGGCGTTCGCCGGGATCGCGGGCGCGAACACGAGCGGCTACGAGGTCGCGTACATCGGCGAGAACGTGAAGGTCGAGGACAAGTTCTCGCGGTTCGTCGCGAACGGCTTCGTCCCGTTCGCGCGGTTCCGCACGCCGATGGGCCGCACGATCACGATGTTCACCTACGAGGGCGGCTACGTCGCGAGCTCGACGTTCTACCCGTTCATCACCACCGACCACGCGATCTTCTTCTCGAGCGCGGCCCGGTGCGACCGCTACTTCGGGCCGCCGGAAATGCTGCCCGTGAGCGAGCAGGCGCGCGCGGACTACGCGGACATCTTCGGGTTCGCGCCCGAGGCGACTCCGGCGCCCGTGAACGTCGGCGGCATCGGCGACGTCATCCGCCCGGACGAGTTCTACTTCGACGTGCGGCGCGCGAGCGACCAGAAGTCGCTCATCGTCCGGTGCCAGTACGCGCCGATGTACATCA